CTCAAGACGCAACTCATACTCAAGGGAGTAATTTCTCCTGAAGATTGGGATGACATGAAGGAGCATATCCAATATGACTTCCTCTTTGATAATCATTTCAATGAGTTAAAAGAAAAGGAGATGCAACTTGCACGAATTAATCTTGCTACACAAATGGATGTATTTGTTGGTAAGTATTATTCAATTGAATATGTTCGCCGTCATATCCTTGAGCAGTCTGAAAAAGAATTCAAGGAAATTGATAAGCAGATGCAGAAGGAGATTGATGCGGGTCTAGCACTTGATCCAATCAATGTCACTCAGATGGATATGATGGATCGTCAAAACCAAGCATATGCTCCAGAGATTGCAGCATCTCAGCAAGATGATCAGGCACAACTAGATCAAGCAGCTGCGGATGATGCTCATAATAAGCAATTGCAATTAATGAAAGCTCAACCTAAACCCACGAGTAATACTAAATAATTAATTATCATGACAGAAGAAACGAAGATTGATGATGTGACTCCTGAAGAAGGTGTCATGGATGTTGTAACTCACATTGCTGATAACCAACGTGCAGACGCTATAGATAAACTTCAAGATTTACTTTATGCAAGATCAAGTGATGCTATTGGAAAGTATAAACAGACTGTAGCAAACTCACTTTTTGATGAACCAGTAGAAGATAACCCAGAGGAACCTTCAAATGAAACTGATAACGGAAGCGATTGAAAATGTAGAGGTCATCACCGAAGGTAAAGGTGCTGATAAAAAACTCTATATTGAGGGAGTATTCCTTCAATCAGATCTAAAGAACCGTAATGGACGTATGTATCCATTCCAAGTTCTAGAGAAAGAAGTTGGTCGCTATAATGAAGAGTACATTAAAACATCACGTGCTCTTGGGGAGTTGGGTCATCCTGACGGTCCTACTGTTAACCTTGACCGTGTATCCCACAGAATCACATCGCTTACTGCTGAAGGTACTAACTTCATCGGAAGAGCACAGATTCTAGATACCCCGATGGGTAAAATTGCATCATCACTTTTAGGTGAAGGTGTAAAACTAGGTGTTTCATCTAGAGGCATGGGTTCTATTGATAGACGTGAGGACTGTAGTGTGGTCATGGATGACTTCATGTTAGCAACTGCTGCTGACATAGTTGCTGATCCTTCCGCACCAGATGCCTTCGTTAATGGAATCATGGAAGGTAAAGAGTGGGTATGGGACAATGGCATACTCAAAGAGACAAAAGCTGCTAAATACCAGCGTTACATAAGCGATTCAACTCGCCAAAACCTAGAGGAAAGAACACTCAAAGTGTTTGATAACTTCCTATCAGGTTTGTAGATTTAATAAATAAACATAGATTATTCATAGTAATTTCAGGGAAGACTTACGATGTCAAATACATTAAACGAAAAGTTTGGGGAATTCGCCACCGCACAGGCTGATGTTCTCAAAGAATATCAAGATCCTATGCCAACAGTAACTGCAACAGTAGTTCCTGGAACTGGTTCCGAAAACCCAACCGTATCGGGTGATCCACAGCAAGCATCAAGCGGAAAAGATGAACCATCAGGTTCTTCTCCAACTGTTCCACCAGCAGTAGCTAGTGGACAATCAGTAACTGACTTGGGAGGATCCCAGTCACCTCCTCTTCATGCTGCTAAAGGCGAAGGCGAGCAAAACCCTGGTGCTAAAGCCTCTGCTCCTGTATCTCAGGATGGTAGCGAAACTTCTTCTTCAGGTAAGCCTGGTGACGAAGCTGGTGCTAATTCCCTTGGTGCTGAAATAACACACGGAACTTCTAAAGGTCCAGACGTTAAGTACCCAATCAAACCATCGTTTGAATCTGTGGATGTATCTGACGATGTTAAAGCCCTCCTTGAGGGAACAGAACTCTCTGAAGAGTTTGCCGAGAAAGCAAAGACCATCTTTGAAGGTGCTGTCAAGGCAAAACTTGCAGAAGAGCATGACAAGATTGTAGAACACTTTGCCAAAGAAACATTAGAAAAGATTGAAATTGCGAAAGCAGATCTTTCAGAAGATGTTAATGGTACAGTTAACTACGCTGTGACACAATGGCTAGAAGAGAATCAATTAGCTGTTGATCATGGAATAAAGAATGAGATTACTGAGGACTTCATGGTAGGTCTTAAGAATCTCTTTGAAGAGCACTACATTTCTATCCCAGACGACAAAGTGGATGCGGTAGAAAGTATGGCTGAATCAATTCGTGAAATGGAAACACGCCTTGACGAACAGGTCAAGTCTAATGTGAAACTTCAAGCACGTCTAAATGAGTCTGCAAGATTAACTATTCTGAACACTGTTTCAGAAGGATTGGCAGATACTCAGAAAGACAAACTCAGCAAACTAGCTGAAGCAGTTGAGTTCGTATCTGAAGAAGATTTTACCAAGAAGGTAACAACCTTTAAGGACGCATATTTCTCAGAGAAGAAAACTGCAACCGCAACTTCAGAAGTTGCTGATGAAACCCCAGTAGAAGGAGTAGAAGCATCTACAAATCCATCAATGGATGCGTATGCTGCTGCACTTGCTCGCTGGAAATAGATAATAATTAACTTACTTTTTTAAAGAGAGATTAAACAAATGTTTAACGCTAAAGCTCTAACAGAAAAGTGGAACCCTGTTCTAAACCATGAAGGCACTGCTGCCATCAAGGATAATTACAAGAAAGCGGTTACCGCAGTACTGTTAGAAAACCAAGAAAGATTTCTACGTGAAGAGCGTGGAATGATTAACGAAGCTGGAGGATCAGGCGGTAACGCTGCTGGTGCTATCGGTGCTGGTGGATTGTCTGGTAGCGGACTAGCCACAAACACAGGTGGACTTGCTGGATTTGACCCTGTTCTTATCAGCTTGATTCGCCGTGCGATGCCTAACCTCGTTGCTTATGATATCTGTGGTGTCCAGCCTATGTCTGGTCCTACTGGATTGATCTTCGCAATGAAGTCTCACTACGAAACCAAGGGTGGCCCAGAAGCTCTATTCAACGAGCCTGACGCTGACTTCTCTGGTGGTTATGATGCTACAGCAAACGCTTATGATACAGCGAACCCTGCTGCTGGTACTAACCCTGGACTATTGAACGATGCTACTGGTGGTGGAATCACTCCTGGTAACTATGACAATGGTTCTACTAGAATGGCTCGTGAAGACGCTGAAGCGTTAGGAGAATCTGGAAAGCTCTTCAGAGAAATGTCATTCAGCATAGAGAAGACCTCTGTGACTGCACAGACAAGAGCTCTAAAAGCTGAGTACACACTAGAACTCGCTCAAGACTTGAAAGCAATCCACGGATTAGATGCCGAGCAAGAACTTGCTAACATCTTGTCTAGTGAGATCCTTGCTGAAATCAACCGTGAAGTTGTAAGAACAGTTTACACAGTTGCTAAGACTGGAGCAAAGAACAACGTGGCAAATGCTGGTGTATTTGACCTAGACGTTGACTCAAACGGCAGATGGTCGGTTGAGAAATTTAAGGGACTTATGTTCCAAGTTGAGCGTGATGCTAACGCAATCGCACAAGAGACTCGTAGAGGAAAAGGCAACTTCATCATCACTTCTGCTGATGTAGCTTCTGCTCTTGCTATGAGTGGTACTCTTGATTACTCTTCAGGTCTTCAAGGAGCTGGTGGTCCTTCCATCGGTGAAGTTGATGACACAGGTAATCTACTTGTTGGAACAATTAACGGACGTATTAAGGTATTCGTTGATCCTTATTCTGCTAACGTAAGTGATACTCACTACTATGTTGTAGGATACAAAGGTTCTTCACCTTATGACGCAGGACTATTCTACTGCCCATATGTACCTCTACAAATGGTCAGATCAATTGGTCCAGACACATTCCAGCCCAAGATTGGATTTAAGACTCGTTACGGTATGGTTGCTAACCCATTCGTTGTTAAAGCGAACGGTACTCCTGATGCTGAAGCTCTTGGCTCAGGTCTTAACCAGTACTACAGACGTGTACGTGTTGCAAACCTTATGTGATCTCTGGTCACGATATCAAATCAAAGGGAACCTTCGGGTTCCCTTTTTTGTTTAAATAGGGTATAATAAATTACATATGTCTAGGTCATTATGAACGGTAGAGTATCCAAAGTTGATATGACAGCTAGACTGTTAAAGATGAAGAGAGACATTGATACTAGAGCATTGTATCGTGATTTGGATAGTAAGGAAAGGTGGGCAGCTCAACGAATACTAAATAGTGCATTGGACATACTTGACGAATACCACTACTAATGTTACAGAAGATACTACTCTTCGCTTCACCTATAGTATCTGCTGCTACCATTGCTTCAGTTATTGCTGTCAACAGTTGGAAGAAGAAGAAAGCACCTAAGATTAATATCACATGGGAAGAAGATGACGATGATGATTATAGTGGTGGTCCTGGAGAAGGTCCATACTGGTGGTATACAAAATAAATTATGGCACATATAATGAATCTATTTCCAGTTCCCATTTATTATGAGAACTGTAATTTTGATTACACAGAAGAATATGAATTTCTGAAAAAGGAACCAAATGATACTAGATATTCTAATATTCCAAATTGGAAAAAACAAACATCAGCAGATACTTTTTTATTAAGAAAACCAGAACTTAAACGTCTTAGAGATTGGATTGAAATTACATTAGATACTTGTGTTAAAAATATCTATAAATCTCAAACGGAACTTTATATTACTCAATCTTGGTGGAATATAGTGGAACCTGGAGGATGTCACCCAGAACACTATCATCCAAATAGTATAATCAGTGGTGTATGGTATCCTGAAGTTACAATGGGACAAACTCCTTCCATTCATTTTTGCAATTTTCAAAAACCAAATATTATTCAATTAAATTTGGATAGTAGGAATTTATATAATTCTGATATGATGGAAGCACCAGTCCAATCTGGAAATTTAATTTTATTTCCTAGTAATCTTTTTCATGGTGTTAAACCAAATATGACTGATAAAAATAGGTATAGTTTATCTTTTAATACTTGGACACATAATGATTTAGGTAATGAATTTGATTTAACCTATTGCAGCACTAAATAATAAGTACAATAGAGGATTGACATGGCTGCTGAATGGATTAATGAGCAACCAAAAAATAGAAATTTTTTGATACCTGTAGGTTTTAAATTAGACCTAGAGATATTTCATGGTGTGGATTTCTTTTGTCAATCTGCTTCTATACCAGATATCTCAATGCCATTCGCTGAAGTACAGACACAGTTCAGAGGAATACCTATTGCACCTAGTGGTGGAGTTACCTTTGGTGACTTGAGTGTTAGGTTTATGATAGATGAAGAACTAAAAAATTATTACTCTGTTCATAACTGGATTAGAACTTACGGATTATCTGAACAAAGAACTGCTGAGGGAACAAAAGATCTATATTCTAATGCGAGGTTATTCATTCTTACCTCACATCAAAATGTAAATCATATAGTAGAGTTTAAAAACATGTTCCCTGTAAGCTTGTCAGGAGTACCATTTGATGCTACAGTAGGAGATGTAGACTACTTACTCGCTGACGTTACGTTCAAGTATGAGAAGTATGATATACTTAATGAGAAACATCAGAAATTTGAATGAACTTTGAATCCCTTCGTAATAAATTTGAACAACTAAGAGAAGAATGGAAAGAAGATAGTCATGTAGACTTTCAGTTTAAGAATAAACAATATAGTGCTGACCTTGCACAGGTCGCATTAGACATCCCCTTCTGCCATAATAAATACTTAAACCACTACACTGATATATCTCAGATTAAAACCTCACTTGAATTTGAAATTCGCAGACTTGTTAGAGATAAGCGTGAGTACTATGGAGGCGAGGCTGATGCAAAGGTCTATGCTGAAAAACCTTTTGGCGGTAGGATCTCAACTCAAGATAAGATGAAAGTTTATGTAGAGTCTGATGATGACATCATAAACCTAGAAGCGAAAATTAAATACCTAGATCAAATGCTTTATTGGTTAGATCAGGTAATGAAACAAATATCAAACAGGGGTTTCCAAGTCAAGAGTGCTATTGAGTGGGAGAAGTTTATTAATGGACAGTGATGACAAATCTCTTAGTCAGAAAGAAGAACGAAGTTTATATTACTATTCATTCTGAGGAAGAGCATGTCCATAGGGAACTGGCAGACTACTTTACATTTGAAGTTCCCGAAGCAAAGTATTTAAAAAAGAATCCTAGGTACAGACATTGGGATGGTACTATCCGTTTGTATTCTCCTGGTACTGGTGCATTGTATTGTGGTCTGACAGACCGTCTTGATACATGGGCTTATGAAAGACAATACCAGATAGAGTATGAGAAAGATGAATGGTATGGTAATGTTTATGAAGAGAATGATTTTGTTACACCACCTGGTGTTAAACATTTCATGGATAAAGTTTGCAATATAAAACCCCGTCCATACCAATACAAGGCAGTGTACGAGGCTTTAAAGAATAATCGTAAGTTGTTATTATCTCCTACGGGGTCTGGGAAGTCTCTTATGATCTACTCCATAGTCAGATACTACGCTGCCACCTCCAAGAAGATACTTATAATCGTCCCAACTACTTCCCTTGTTGAGCAAATGGTCAACGACTTCGTTGACTACGGATGGAGTGCTGAAGATTTTATTCATAAGATATATGGTGGTAAGGATAAGAATACAGATAAGAATATTATTATATCAACTTGGCAATCTATTTACAAGTTTCCTAAGAGATATTTTGATGACATAGATTGTGTGATCGGTGATGAAGCACATCTATTTAAGAGTAAATCTTTGACTGGCATTATGACTAAGTTGCATAATGCTAAATATAGATTTGGTTTTACTGGTACATTAGATGGGAGTAAGACTCATAAGTGGGTACTTGAAGGTCTATTTGGATCTTGTGACCAAGTAACTAAGACAGATGATCTGATCAAGTCAGGATATCTTAGTAAGTTTAGGATAAAAGTATTGCTTTGTAAACACCCTGCACAACACTTTGAAACATATCATGATGAGATAGATTATCTGGTTGAGCATAAGGGTAGAAACAATCTAATCAAAAACTTAGTGAGAGACCTAGAAGGAAACACCCTAGTACTATTTAACTACATTGAAAAGCATGGTGAACCCTTACATGATCTGATAAATAGTAATGTTAAAGAAGATCGTAAGGTTTTCTTTGTTCACGGTGGCACGGAAGTGGAAGACCGTGAAGAAGTTAGATTAATTACAGAGGAAGAAAACAATGCTATCATCGTTGCGTCCTATGGGACTTTTAGTACTGGTATCAATATTAAGCGTCTTCACAATATCGTGTTCGCAAGCCCCAGTAAATCAAGAATTAGAAACCTCCAATCCATTGGGCGTGTCCTTAGAAGAGGTGAAGGAAAAGATATAGCCACCTTATATGATATCGCAGATGATATTGGTGGACAGAACTATACTCTTAAACATCTTAACGAAAGAGTAAACATATACAACGAAGAAAATTTTAAATATGAACTTATTAAAATAAATTTAAAGGCAGGGTAATGGAACCAGATTTTATAGCAACAATTAAACTTACCACTGGAGAAGAACTTATATCTAAAGTTTCTTATATGCCAGATGATGATAGTCTTGTGCTTGAAAGTCCTATGGAAGTTAGTAGAATAGATCAAACAAAAAAGAATATAAGGGTTGCTGGTTTTGCTTTAAGTGAATGGATTCATTCTACCTTTGATCATATGTTTGTTCTTCCTAAGAAACATGTTCTTACTATGACTGAGGTTGAGGATAAAAATATTCAAAACTTCTATACTCAGTCAGTTGAGAGACATACTGTTGAGTTAACTCAATTTAAGGAATCTCAAGTTCTAAATCAATTTACTCGTGATATGGGTCACTTAGGTTCTGTGAATAAAACAAAAAAAGATCTAGAAGATCTATATAAAAGAAGCTAGACTCATCCTTGAACCCTTAACAGAGTTATCCTACTGCGTCTTTCGGGGTTTGTCAAGCCCCCTTGACAATAGCAGCATATTCACCTATACTTAAGGGAGCAGTCATGCCACGAATGAAAAAGAAAACGGAATATTACGTCAACAATAAAGAGTTTCTAGTAGCAATCACTACTTATCGTAATTCTGTTATCAAGGCACGGGAGGAAGAAGACCCACGACCTCGTGTACCTAATTACATAGGTGAGTGCTTCTTGAAGATTGCTACACATTTATCATACAAACCAAACTTCGTGAACTATATGTTTAGGGAAGATATGATATGTGATGGCATTGAGAATTGCTTGCAGTACATAGATAACTTCAATCCAGAGAAGTCTTCTAATCCTTTTGCATACTTCACACAGATAATCTATTATGCTTTCTTAAGACGCATACAGAAGGAGAAGAAGCAGATGGAGATTAAGAATAAGATTCTTGAGAAGTCAGGGTATGATGAGGTAATGCATACTGATTCATATACTGGTGACATGCAAGGAATGAATGCTAATGCTGCTGACATGGGTAGTATTAAAGAAAATATTGAAATTAAAATGAACCGCTAATGGAAGAACTACTAAAAAGGCAACAGCAAGATTTTATAGAAGAAATCCTACCAGCACCAGCACCTGTTACAACAACAGAAGTTAATCCTTATACTACTGATCTTATTGTAATAGTTGTTAGTATTGTTGTATTAGGATCAGCGTATAAGCTCTGGTTAAAATACGGTAAGAAATAATGGATGAAGATCATTTGCCTAGACACTTGAATGATTTGTGGGAAGACATGGATCGTCTCAATGCATTGTATGAAGAGCTCATGTGGGAACATGACCTTGAATTAGAATTTACAGCAGATTACAAAAACAATCGTATTATTATAAAACCTTATGGAACTCCTTGAAGTACAACTAGCAGTAGTAAAGAAATTAAGACAACTATATCCTAATACTAGAGCAGTATATGAAATTAACACAAGACGTTGTAGATAAAATTCAAGAAGCAATGTTGCATACCAAGAAGAATGGTGACATGAATTGGTTAGATGGTGATGAGATTGATGTATGTCTTGCTGGCACATTTGCTGGTGATAAGTTTATCACTATAATAAATCGTACACGTAGCAATACAACTAAGCAATGAGATTTAAAGCATTAGTCTTCGTTAGACTAAGAGGGTCTGTATCAGATGCTGCTGGTAATGCAGTGATGAATAATACTAAGAGGGTTGCCCCTAATCTTAAATCAAATCTATTAAGGATTGGTAAGTGTATTGATTATTGGTTTGAAGCAGAGACTGAAGAGATAGCAAGAAAAGAAATGGATACCCTTTGTGATTTGTTTTTAGCTAATACTGTGGTAGAAGACTGGGAGTATAAGTTAGAAGAGACTGAAGAAACTGGTATCGGTAATATATCAAATGATAATGCTGGTACATCAAAGCATAGTATATTTGACCAATGAAGATAGCAGTCATAACAGACCAACACTTAGATGGACGTAAAGGATCTCTTGCGTTCTGGAATTACTGGCATAAATTTTACAATGAAATATTTTTCCCTACTCTTGAACGAGAAGGTATCACCACAGTCTTTGATCTGGGTGACACATTTGATAACAGAAAGTCTGTGGACTTTAATATTCTTAATCGCATTAAGACGGATTATTTTGACAGACTTAGAGGGTTTGATGTACACATGATCCTTGGGAATCATACTACGTATTATAAGAATACTAGTAGGATCAATTCCCCAGAGCTTCTTCTAGAAGAGTATGATAACATCACCATATATAAAGATGTAACAGAACTTAATAAAGGTAATACGAAGTTCTTGATGCTTCCTTGGATCAACTCTGATAATAAAGAGGAGTCCATGAAAGCAATAGAAGAATCAGATGCTAGTATAGTATGTGGTCACTTAGAACTGAATGGTTTTGAAGTGACACCTGGAATGAAATTTGATCATGGTGGTTTAGAAGCATCTGTATTTAAAGAGTATGATCGTGTTTGGTCTGGTCATTTTCATCACAGATCAAAGAGAGGTAATATTCAATACCTTGGTAACCCTTACCAGATGTTCTGGAATGACTATAAAGATACTAGAGGGTTTCATATCTATGATACAGAAACAGATAAACTTAAGTTCATTAAGAATCCATTTGAGATTTTCCAGAAGGTTTACTACAACGATGTGGAGAACGATTACACCAACTTCAATACAGATTATTGTAAGGATAGTTTTGTTAAAGTTATTGTTGAAGAGAAGCGTAGTTATACAAAATTTGAAGACTTCGTGGACAAACTCTATCGCACGGGAGTTCATGATGTTAAGATCGTTGAAACATTGGTTGACACAGAGGCGGCTTCTGATGTAGACTTGGACGTGAAGGACACACTAACATTGCTTAGTGAATACATAGATGAGATTGATTTGTCTGTAGATAAAACCGATCTTAAGAAATTGATGCAGTCTCTATACATAGAATCATGCGAGGTAGTATAATCTATGTTTGTCATTACTCTCAAAGGACATCCACAGGGAATATACTCTGTGTTTGATGAAAAGGAGGAACGTATTGTTCCTTTGTTTATTGAGGGAGATGATGCTGATCGCTATGTAATGCAATTAGCAGAGGATGAAGAGAATCCAGAATTGGAAGTATTAGAAGCAGAAGCAGAACATATTATTAATTCATGTAGAGCACAACATCAGAAGTATTCAATTATAACTTCTGATGATCTTATTATACCACCTGACCTAGAAATTAAAGAATGATTGTTTTTGAAAAAGTTCGCTGGAAGAACTTCCTCTCAACAGGGAATGTATTCTCTGAGGTAGATCTTCAGGTTTCTAGAACTAATTTAATTGTCGGTACTAATGGATCGGGCAAGTCAACCATCTTAGATGCGTTGACCTTTTCTTTGTTTGGGAGACCATTCAGAAAAATTAGTAAGAGTATGTTAGTTAATAGTGTCAATCAGAAAGACACTATGGTTGAGATAGAGTTTCATATTGGTAATAATAAGTATAGAGTTATACGTGGTATTAAACCAAATAAATTTCAGATTTTTTGTAATGGTGAACCTTGGGATGAGGATGCTAAGGCAGTAGATCAACAGAAGAATTTTGAACAGGGTATTTTAAAGATGAACTACAAGTCTTTTACACAGATTGTAGTGTTAGGATCTAGTACCTTTGTTCCTTTCATGCGTTTACCAGGAGCACAACGTAGAGAAATCATTGAGGATATCTTAGACATTCAAGTGTTCTCTATTATGAATGGTAGGTTGAAGGATAAGATACGAGAGAACAACGAAGAAATAAAGGATCTAGATTATCAATTACACCTTTTGGAAGAAAAGATAGAACTTCAAAAGCAATATATGTTAGAGTTGAAGAAGAAAACAGAAGCAGAGATTGATAAAAAGAAAGAAAAGATTAAGGAATATCATGATGAAGAACAAACCTCTACAGAATATGTTCACAATCTCACAGAAGAAGTTAAAGATCTCTCCAAAGAGATGGAAGATTATTCTAAAAGCTCTAGTAAACTCAAGAAATTAAATACAATATTAATAAAGTTAAACACAAAATTAAAGAATTGTAAGAAGGAGCATCAGTTCTTTGAGGACAATCATGTGTGTCCTACATGCACTCAGGATCTATCAGATGATTTTAGAACTGGAATGATAGAAGATGGGAAGTCCAAACTTGAGGAAATGCATGGTGGTTATGAAGAACTGACTACAGCAATTGAAGCAGAAGAAAAGAGGAGTGAAAAATTTCTTGAGTTATCACAACAAGTTAATGAAAGGAATACTCTTATAACAAATGTTAATTACCAATTAATGACCATTAGAAATAATGTTACTGAGATTGATAATGAGATTAAAGAATTAGAAGGTTCTACACCAGATAAGAAATCTGAGTTTGTTAAGTTAGAGGGATTGATAGTTGATAAGAAAGAGACCAAGAAGAATTGTATTGCCAGTAAGAAGGATCGGGATGTGTTACAGGTGGCTACAACACTGTTGAAAGATAGTGGTATTAAGACTAGAATCATAAAAACTTATCTTCCTACGATGAATAAACTGATCAATCAGTATCTTCAAAGTATGGATTTTTATGTTAACTTTACTTTAGATGAGAACTTTGATGAGACTATCAAGTCTAGATACCGTGATGTCTTTACATATGAATCCTTTAGTGAGGGTGAGAAAGCACGTATAGATATTGCTCTTCTTCTCACTTGGCGTAGTGTTGCCAAACTTAAGAACAGCGTTGACACTAATCTTCTTATACTAGATGAAATCTTTGACGGATCGCTTGACCAGTCTGGTACTTCTGATCTTGGTTGGATCCTACGTAACTTTGATGATAGTACAAATGTATTTGTTATCTCCCATAAGACCATTCTAGATGACAAGTTTGACAGGACTATCACAGTCAGCAAGGATAAGAACTATTCTAACCTAGAGGAGACAGTTCACGAAGTGACACACGCACTGGTTGGCTAGCATATTTTTTGTGTATACTAGGTACATCAGCAAAACAAATGAATGTCCCAACAAGAAATTAAAGGAAATCTCGCAAAACTTCTAGCAACAGAGAATCTAGTTGTTGAGCATCGTAACGTACCTACAGCACAATTCAATGTAGATACTAGAGTACTTACCTTACCTAACTGGGACAAAGCAAGCAGCATTGTATATGATATGCTTGTTGGTCATGAGGTTGGACACGCATTGTTCACACCTAATGAGGACTGGACTGAGAAGGTTCAAGTTCCCCAGTCATATGTGAATGTCATTGAAGATGTTCGTATTGAGAAATTAATGAAGCGTAAGTATCCTGGTCTACGTAAGAGCTTTGCTGGTGGGTATGCTGAACTCAACGCATTGGACTTCTTTGAGATTCAAGATGAGAACTTAGAAGAGTTTGCTTTGATTGACCGTATCAACCTACACTATAAGGTTGGTGCTTCTGCTTTGATTCCTTTCGCAGAGGAAGAGAAAGTATTTGTAACACGTGCAGAGAACACAGAAACATTTGATGAGGTTTTAAGCCTTGCTAATGATATTCGTAGTTTCGTAGAAGCACAGCAAAAGGAGCAGCAACAGAATCAACAACCATCTTCTGCCAATAATACAGATGGAAGGAATCAAATAGATTCACCTGAGACAGGAGAAGAAGGTGAGGAGAATCGTCCTGATTTAGGTCAAGACAATACTGACTATGATGATTTAACTCAAGAGGAGAAGCAAGAAGAGTTTGATAGAGAAAATCCTCAGTACAACCAAGGTGGTGAGCACCATGAAGGTGAGACTCAAGAGAAGTTTGATAGAAAAGCAGAGTCACTATCAGATACACATTATGGTAGAGATATAACTTATGTTGAGATTCCTGAGAAGGTTAATCTTGATAAGCATGTCGTTGACTGGAAGGTTGTGCATGAGTGGATTGAGAGTCAGCAGAAAGAAGAGAGTGAGAAGTATAATGAGTATGATGACAGAGCATCCAGAGCAGATGTTTATCGTGAGTACCAAGAGTTTCGTAACGAGAACAAGAAAGAAGTTAACTATCTTGTTAAAGAGTTTGAGTGCCGTAAGTCTGCTGATGCATATGCACGTACCTCAACTGCGAGAACTGGTGTATTAGATACAAAGAATCTTCACACATACAAGTACAATGAAGATCTATTCAAGAGAATCAATATTGTACCTGATGGTAAGAACCACGGTATGATCTTTGTTCTTGATTGGTCTGGTTCCATGCAGTATGAGATCTTTGCTACTGTTAAGCAACTACTTAATCTAACTGCATTCTGTAAGAAAGTACAGATACCATTTGAAGTATATGCTTTCACTAATGAGTGGCAGAAAGTAGCACGTGCTCTTGCAACTGGTGAAGAGATCAATCATTACGGTGGATGGTATGGTAACTC